GGGTGCCGTGCCTGCACTGCGGAGACCTGCACGCGTTCCGCTGGGAGCACATCCGCTGGACCAAGGGCCGCTCGATGGACGCTGCGTGGGAGTGCCCGTCATGCTCCGCGACGACAGCCAACGCGCGTAAGCCTGCGATGCTTGAGCAAGGAGAGTGGAAGCCGTCAGACACAGACGATCGCCGCAGCGTCCTCGCCAGCGTGCTTGACGTCGAGGCGTCAGAGCTCGCGAAGAACTACGACGGCTCGGGGCGCAGAAAGGGCTACCACCTCTCTGGGCTCTACTCCCCGTGGCGCACGTGGGGCGAGATCGCTGACGAGTTCGTGCGCGCCAAGGATGACCCAGTCGCGCTACAGGTAGTCGTCAACACAGACTTCGCGCAGCCGTGGGACATCACGGGGACCGGCCAGGGCTTCAGCGGTGACGAGATCGACCGCCTCGCAGCCAGAGCAGAAGATGCAGACTGGTCGACCGTGCCACCCGTCGAGGCCACGATCACCACGGTAGGCGTTGACGTGCAGGGCGACCGCTTCGAGCTCGAGCGCGTCGGATGGGGCCCAGGCTATGAGTCGTGGGCTCGCGACTACCTGTACCTCGACTGCGACCCGTCCACCGACGAGGCGTGGGACATGCTCGACGAGGTGCTCGCCGCGTGGAAGCCAGACGCCGTGGCCATCGACACGGGAGGACACGCGACGCAGCAGACGTACAAGTACGTCCGCACGAAGAGCCGCCGACGCATCTACGGGGTCAAGGGCGCTGACGGCAAGCGCGCAGTGTGGAAGAGCATCCCGTCGAGGGTTGGCGCTGGGAAGAACGTCGCGCTCTACATCGTCGGCGTCGACGACGCGAAGGCGGACATCTACGCGAGGCTCAGGATCGAAGAGCCCGGCCCAGGCTTCTGTCACTTCCCGAACGACGGCAACCACGAACGCGAATACTACGAGCAGCTCACAGCCGAGGTCCTCGTCGGCGTCAAGAAGATGGGAAGGACCGTCAAGGTGTGGCAGAAGCGCCGCGCCAGAAACGAAGCCCTCGACTGTCGAGTCTACGCCTACGCCGCATTGCATGGGCTACTACTCAAGGGCGGGAAGTGGAAGTTGGGCAAGACTGTAACGAAACAATCCACTACTACCCTTGACAGGAAAGTGTATCGTGACGATACTCCACGAGAGGGGGCCGCACCGCCTGTACGTCAGGCGCCGAAGCGTAGACGCCGCCCCTCGTGGGAGAATCTTTGACCTGGACGATCGCCCAACTCGCCACCATCGAAGCCGCCTACGCGCTCGGCGCGCTCAGCGTCAAGCACGGCGACAAGCTGACCGTCTTTCGTAGCCGCAAGGAAATGAGGGCCATGATCGTCGAGGCCCGCGTGTCTCTCGGGCTCGCCTCGGCGCGCCAGATATCGTACACCAAATTCGACAAGGGCTATTCGTGAGCATCACACGTAGCATCCGCCGCGACGTGACATCGCGCGCCGTCAAGGCAGCGAGCGACGCCGCGCGCTACGCGTTCAAGTCGAGCCCGCTCCTGCGCAAGCAAGCCCGCTCTGCCGTCAACGCGCTGCTATCATACGAAGGCGCAAAGCGCCCCTATTTTGACAAGTCGTGGGGCACTCACTCCGAGGGGCCAACGTCCGTTGTGCTCGACAGCCTGCCGACGTTGCGGTCGAGGGCGCGCTACCTGGGGCGCAACGACCCGCACACAGGCGCCGCCTACCGCGCACTCGTCAACGGGCTCGTCGGTTCTGGTATGTCGCCGCGGTCAAGGACCGGAGACGCCGAGACAGACGAAGACCTTGACGCGCGTTGGGCTCTCTTCGCCGCCGAGTGTATGGCCGGTGAGGACTACGGATTCTCTGGAGCGCAGCACGTTCTCGCTGGCGGTGCCTTCGAGTCTGGCTCTGCGATGTTCCGGCGCCTGCCGCGCACCATGGCGGACGGCCTATCCGTCCCGCTCCAGATCGAGATCCTCGAAGCCGACATGCTCGACACGAGCAAGGACACGAGCGCGTTCCGCAAGGCCTCGACGGACGGTCATACCATCGTCGGCGGCATCGAGTTCGACGCGCAGGGGCGCCGCGCCTTCTACCACGTCTATAAGCAGCACCCGTCCGAGTCGTCGTCATCGCTGTCAACCGAGTCCGTGCCCGTCCCCGCCGACGACATCGCGCACTTCTACCTCCCCGGCCGCCCGGGTCAGGTACAGGGCGCCCCGCGAATCAGCCCCGTCATCCAGGCGATCAACCAGATGGACGGCTACAGGCTGAGCGAGCGCATCAGGAAGCGCGTCGCCGCGTCCCTAGTCGCGTTCGTGCTTGGCGCGGAGGAGTCTGGCTTCGTCAACGCCGAGGCAGAGGACGGCAGCGCGAGCCCCGCGCGCCTGCTTGAAGACGTCCAGCCAGGCGCGATCATCCCTGTCGGCGACGGGACAAGCGTCACGCTGAGCCAGCCAGCAGCGGACGCGAGCTACAGCGACTTCAATGTCACCGAAGACCACCGCGTCGCCGCAGGCCTAGGCGTTACCTACGAGTTGATGACCGGGGATCTAAAGCGCGTGAATTGGGCGTCATATCGCGTTGGTCACGTTCCATTCCGCGCTGACATGGAGCAGCTTCGCGAGAGCTTCTTTACTCCGATGGCCCTAGATCGCGTATATGGCTGGTTCATCACCGCGCTCCGTGCGTCCGGCCAGCTCTCGTACTCCGTCGCTGTGCCGCGTCCCGAGTGGAGCGATCCGCTGCATATAGACGTGGATCGCCTGAAGGAGGCGAAGGCCGACACCGAGCGGCTAGCCAACAAGACGAGCAGCTATCAGGATACCGTCGCGCGCGGCGGAAAGGACTGGCGCAAGACGATTGACGCCATCGCAGAGGCAGAGGCTTACGCCAAGTCGAAAGGCGTTTCCCTTGACAGCGTGTCACAAAACGTTACAGTCGAAGACAAGGAGACGGATGACGATGGCAACAGAAAGCCTGTTCAAGACGACGACGACTGAGCATCTTGGGGCCCAGCTTGCCCCTGAGACGTTCAACGCCGAGGCCAACACGCTCGACGTCCGCTTCTACTCTGGCGCCACCGTTCTCCGCGGCGGCTTCTGGACCGAGCCCTACGAACTGACCTTCGAGATGACCGCCGACGCCGCGGACTTTTCTCGCCTCAACGCAGGCGCTCCGTTCCTGTTGAACCACACCGCGACGGTACAGAGCACGATCGGCAGGGTCGGCAGCGGGCGCCTCGGCGACGGCGAGGCCCTCGCGTCTATCGAGCTTGTATCCGTCGACGACGATCCAGAGAACGCATCATCGATCAAGAAGATCCAGAAAGGATTCGCCAAGGGCGTGTCCATGGGCGTCGACATCCTGGAGCGTCGCATCGAGCAGCGCGAAGGCCAGATGGACTTGCATACCGCAACGAGGTGGCAGCCGTTCGAGCTTAGCTCTGCGGTCGTGCAGGCAGACCCTGACGCCGCGACGCTCGCCAAAGACAGTATCCAAGGGGCGCCGCCCCGTAACCCAGAGGAGGACGTAATGTCCGACAATACCAAGACCGATGGGGCGCAGGTGGCGCTCGACAAAGAGAAGGCCGCGAACGAGAAGCTCAAGGCCGAGAACAAGAAGCAGAGCCTGGAGCTCGCCAAGATCAAGCGTGACGACGAGATCACGAAGACCTTCGCGAGCCTCAAGCTCTCCGACGCCGACCGCGACGTCATGCTAGCCAAGCCCGTCGAGAACCTCGACATCGGCGGCGCGCGCATGGAGATGCTCGAGCTCGCCACGAAGAAGAGCGAGGCCCTGGGCATCAAGCCGCAGCACGGAGACGACGGGATCACGCGAGACGAGCGCGAGACCAAGCGCGATGGCGCGCTGAACGCGCTGCTCCACCGAGCGAACCCGGGCAAGTTCGACCTCGACGACAACGGCAAGCGCTTCTATGGGCTGTCGCTCATCGAGACCACCGAGCGCGTCAGCGGTCGCAGCTCCGAGGGCGAGGGCCGATCCCGCCGCGCCGAGCTCGCGATGTCCGCCAGCGACTTCCCGAAGCTCCTGGCGGCTGGCGTCAACAGGACGCTCGGCACCGCCTACGAGGACGCGTCGAAGACCTATCAGGTGTGGTCGACCCGTCGAGACCTGCCAGACTTCAAGGCGATGAACATCGTGCGACGCAGCGCGGCCCCCGCGCTCTCCCTCAAGGCCGAGGGTGCGCCCACGGTCTACGGCTCGATGAGCGAGACGCAGCAGGGCTGGCAGCTGTACCGCTACAGTACCGGCCTCGCCTTCACCTTCGAGATGATGGTCAACGACGACCTGGGCGCGTTCATGGACGTGGCCGCGGCTCTCGGCGCCTCCAGCGCTCGCAAAGAGAACTCGCTGGTATACGCGCACCTCGCCGCGAACCCGACCATGGCCGAGGACAGCAAGGCGCTGTTCCATGCCGACCACGGCAACCTCGCCGGAGCTGGCGCTGCCCCGAGCCAGACCACGCTGAACAACGCCTTCGTCGCCGTCTCGAGGTTCACGGACATCGACGCCGTCGCGAAGATCAACGCGAGCCCGAAGTTCTGGCTCGGCGGCGCGACGACCCGCGAGGACCGCGCCAAGGCGCTCGGCTTGTTCAACCCGAGCACCGCCTCCAACGTGCGCCCCGAGTACTTCGACGCGATGACGAACGTCACCGACGCCGAGATCACCGGGAACGAGTGGTACTGCGTCATGGACCCGGCGACCGTCGACACCATGCGATATGGCTGGCTCGAAGGCGCGCAGGGTCCGCAGGTTGGCCGCGAGGCTGACTTCGACACCGACGATCTCAAGGTCAAGGTGACGTTGAACTTCGGCTACCGGGCCGTCGACTTCCGCGGCTTCTATAAGAACCCCGGCGCGTAGACGCTGAGACCAGGAGGATAAGACCATGGCCACGAACATCAAGTACGACCTCGGCGTCACCACGCTTCCAATCCCGGCCCCCGTGGGCGGTGCGACCAGTGGAGCGCCATTCCCGTGGGGACCGCTCGTCGTTGTCCCCGAGGCCGACGCCGCCGCCGGTGTCGACGTCTCCTGCTGTCTGCTGTGCGTCGGCACGTTCCCGAAGGTCTCCGCGCAGGCGTGGACTGCTGGCGACGTGCTATACTGGGACACCGTCAGCGAGGCCTTCACCAACGTCGCGGGCGTCTACAAGAGCGTGGGCATCGCCTTCGCCGACGCGGCGAACCCGTCGAGCACTGGAGACGTTGTCGCCGGGATGGGCTCAGAGGCAGACTCTGAGGTCAACACCCTGATCGCCGACCTCGCGAGCACCGCGAACGCCAAGGGAGCCAGCCTGGTCGGCATCGAGGACGTTGGCGGATTCTTCACGGCGACGGACGTGGAGGCCGTGCTCCAGGAGGCTGGCGCCGTGGCAACCACGGCGCTGACCATGGTCGGTGTCGGTGGCGTCGGAACGCTCGTCATGACCGCCGCGGCCGACCGCGCAGGCAGTGACTCTGCGCTCATCGCCGACGACGTGGTCGCAGGGAAGCCCGTCACCGTGATCATCGCGTCAGGAGCCGCGAGCGGGTCCAGCGCCGCAGACGCCGCGCTCATCGGCGGCGCCGTACTGACCTGTGTTCCCGTATCTGGCTCCGACAAGGCGACGCTGATGGCGGAGCTTCAGGGCGATGGTTCCGTCACCGTGAGGTGCGGAGGAAACCAGTCCGCCGAGGCGACCTACGCCTGTATCGTCGAGAAGCCCTAGAGGTTGACCCGATGGGGATATGGCCAGCCTACGCCGACGTCGCGACTGTAGCGTCGCGGGATATGTACGGCGTGGAGGTGGTCATCACTCCCCAGGCAACTGGAGTCCCAGAGACGATCCAGATGCCTTTCGACCGTCGATGGATAGAGGCGGGGTCTGCTGCCGACTCCCCCGGCTCAGACCTCGCCTCAGTCCTCGACATTCGGTTGCTTGACATGACCGTCGCGCCAGCGCAGGACGATCCGCTCACGGTCAATGGGATCGCCTACGTGATCGACGACGTGCAGGCCACTGGGAACGGGGACGCGAAGCTGTTTTTGAAGAGGGCGTATGGAGATCGCCGGGAGGTCGTAGGATGAGCAACTACACACCGCAGGACATCATCGACCTCGTCCACGCGGCGTTGTTCGACGAGACCGTAGCAGGCTCAAACGTCGTCAAGTCCCGCATGAC